GCCAGGTAATTAGCCTCGCTTCATGGGAGATTAGATCTCTTACTTATCACATCTGAGGAAACGCTGTTTTCTCAGGTTCTTTGTAACCAATACGCAGTAAATCTAGTTTAGATAATTGTTCATCTAAATTAGATATGAAGTATTCTTCATATGGTCGGCCTCCGTATAAGTCAGCAGTATCAAGAACAAAGTTTAAATAATTTTGTTCATTGATAGTATTTAGTACTTTAAAAGAGTTTCTAAATACTTGATCAAGATAGAAGATTTGTTTGGAAGTTTTCCTTACATTTTCAACTAACTTGTCTGGCTCATCTATACGGAAATCACTAATTGAATCAACTAAATCTAAGGATTTATTCCTTGAATTCGATTGAATTCGCGATTTAATTTGTTTCAATTTTGAATAAAGACCATGTACTATAGGGTTATACTTCAAATTAATTTTATCAAATGAAGTAGGAAAAGTTTCCAAAAACTTTTCATAATATTGCTTTAAAGAGTAAGCACTCTTTTCAGCTAATACTTGTAACCCAAGCGAAAAGACTCTATCCATAAAACGGTAGATCTCGTCTTCTTTTGGAAGATTTAATTCATCCACAGTTACATATTTATAGAAATAGTTTCTAATTTCTTGATATGTAATTGTTTTTGAGTTAAATCTTATAACCAGTATTGTTGATTCAATAATTTTATTAATTTTCTTAGAAGATATAAATCTTTTTCGAATTTTAATTCCAATTAATGAATTTTTCAATAAATCGACTACTGAACCTTTAAGTAGGGAAGGAATTCTTAATAAATACTCATAAACAATATTTACTATTGTTACGGGATTATTAAGGTTATTCTTAATTCCTCTTAAAGATAAACCAGAGACCTCTTTACCTTGGTATATTCATCTCTTAGCAAATTCGTATGTATTTTTTGATACATGTGTCTTTTGCATAGAGATTTCTAAAATAAGTTTATTCATTATCTTAATGTATCTTTGAGCGACTTTTTCGTTTCTAATTACGAT